AAGAAGGTTATGGTTCAGATTAAGACAAGACTGAAAGCCTTTGAATAAGGAACATTTCGTCTGCTCATCACTTCCAATATCTGTGATGAGCAGATTTTTTCAAAAATATTTTTAGAAATGGTACTTAGAACAGAATCGGATGTCCTTTAACTGTCAGAGAGGCAGTAAAGCCGCTCGGAAAGGACGGTATCAAATATGACAGTCAGATGCAGGACCTGCACTGAAAAGTGTGACAGCAATCAGCTTGATACAGAGCTTATCGATACGCTTGTTGCCATCAGTGTAGTTTCAAAAAGGCTTGCTGAGAAATTGAATACTCTCAGCAAACAGGAAAAAGTCGGGGAAGGAGGAAATCCAAATGGGAAAGGTCAGCGAATTATCACAGCTTATCGAAGAACTGAACAGATGTGGTAACACACTCATCGGTATCTCCGAAGATCTGAAGAATCTCTTTAGTGGTTCGGAAGAAGCAAAAGAAAAAGAGCCGAAGACGAAAGTTACTGAAGAAACACCTGCGAAGGCAGCTAAGAAAGAAAAAACTCTTTCCTTGGAAGATGTAAGGGCAGTTATGGCGGATAAGTCTCGCAAAGGATATACGGCAGAAGTCAAAGCACTTCTTACTAAGCGTGGTGTCAGCAAACTGTCAGATGTGGATGTGAAGGATTATGAAGCACTCCTTGCTGAAGTGGAGGTGATTGGTAATGCCGGATAAACATGCAGTACTTTCTGCATCTTCCAGTTACAGGTGGCTTGCCTGCCCGCCATCTGCAATTCTTTGTGCAAAGGAAAAGGACAAGCCCAGCGAATTTGCGGTGCAGGGAACAGACGCCCATACGCTTTGTGAACATAAGCTGAAAACAGCACTAGGGCAGCAGTCCAAAGACCCAGTAGAGGATCTTACCTTCTTTAATGAAGAGATGGCAGACTGCACCGATATGTATGCACAGTATGTGATGGAGCAGTTATCATCAGCAAAAGAAAGATGCAGTGATCCGATTGTTCTTATTGAACAGCACTTGGATTTCTCGCAGTGGGTGCCGGAGGGATTTGGTACCGGAGACTGTGTCATTGTTGCAGATGAAACGCTGACCGTAATTGATTTCAAGTATGGTGTCGGCATTCTGGTAGATGCAGAAAACAATCCACAGATGATGTGTTATGCACTGGGAGCATTATCTATCTTTGATGGGATTTATGATATCAAAGAGATAACGATGACCATCTTTCAGCCAAGAAGGGAACATGTAAGCACCTTTACGATTTCAAAGGAAGCACTGCTTTCCTGGGCAGAAGAAACACTTGCACCGACAGCACAGCTGGCAGCAAAGGGTGAGGGCGAATACAAAGCCGGAAGTCATTGTCAGTTTTGTAAGGTCAAGGCTATCTGCAGAAAGAGAGCCGAATACAACCTGGAACTTGCCCGTTATGATTTTGAGATGCCTGACAACCTTGAAGATGATGAAATAGAGGTCATTCTTGCAAAAGCAGACGAGATAGTATCCTGGGTGGGAGATATCAAAGAATATGCTCTTCAGCAGGCAATCAGCGGTAAGGAATGGAAAGACTGGAAACTGGTCGAAGGCCGTTCCAATCGTAAGTATGTAAATGATAAAGCCGTAGCAGAAAAGATTGAGAGTGCCGGATATGATCCGTATGAGAAAAAGGTCATCGGTATTACAGCTATGACAAAGATGCTCGGCAAAACAAAGTTTGAAGAATTGCTCTCTGGGTTAATTGAGAAACCACAGGGCAAGCCAACCTTAGTACCTATGTCGGATAAGCGTCCGGCAATGAAAAATACAGCAATCAACGATTTTAAGGAGGACAACTAATATGTCAAACAATTATAAGAACCCAACGAAAGTAATCACAGGACCTAAGACAAGATGGAGCTATGCAAATGTATGGGATCCGAAGTCAATCAATGGTGGTACGCCGAAGTACAGTGTAAGCCTTATCATTCCGAAGTCTGATGTGGCAACCGTGAAGAAGATTGAAGCGGCTATTCAGGCTGCGTATGAGGAAGGCGAGTCTAAGCTTAAGGGTAACGGCAAGTCCGTACCTTCTCTCAAGGTATTAAAAACACCTCTCAGAGATGGAGACTTGGAACGTCCGGATGATGCAGCTTATGCAGACAGCTACTTCATCAATGCCAATTCTGCTTCTGCACCTGGTATCGTGGATGCTGACCGTCAGCCTATCCTTGAACGCTCTGAAGTATATAGTGGTGTTTATGGCCGTGCAAGCATCAACTTCTACGCCTTCAATTCAAACGGAAACAAGGGAATCGCCTGCGGTCTTAACAATCTGCAGAAAATTGCCGATGGTGAGCCTCTTGGCGGCAAGTCTAGAGCAGAGGACGATTTTGCAACAGATGACGATGATGATTTTTTATCTTAAGAAAGGGACAGGTGACAACACATGGAAACAGCACAGACAATTTTGGTAATCGTATTGCTCGCAGTATGGGTATGCATCAGCATTTCGTTTCTGATTGCATCAATTCAGAGCCTGCTTTATGACCGCAGACATGAAAAAAGAGAGGTTGAAAAGGATAAAAGAGACCTCGAATATCACGAAAAAAGAATGAACGATTTCAAGTAAAAACAAGTATATGAAATGACGGTGGGCGGCAGGAGCAATCTTGCTGCCTTGCTTTTTAGGATGGTGACAGAATGAAAAATATCAGTATTGATTTGGAAACATATAGTGATGTGGATCTGCAGAAGTGCGGTGTGTATAAGTATGTCCAGTCTCCGAATTTTGAAATCTTGCTGTTTGGATATTCAGTGGATGAGAGTGCAGTCAAGGTGGTTGATTTGGCACAGGGAGAGAAAATCCCGGATGAGATTTTAGATGCACTCACAAATGAACAGATTACAAAGTGGGCGTTTAACAGTCAGTTTGAAAGAATCTGTCTGTCGGAGTATCTGAGAAGGTATTATCCGCAGAAGTTTATAAGCTACAGCATTGCAGAAGATACCGTGGGAGATTATCTTTCACCGGTTTCATGGAAATGTACGATGACCTGGTCTGCCTATATGGGACTTCCGTTATCACTGGAAGGTGCCGGCAAAGTACTGGGATTATCGGAACAGAAGCTGAAAGAGGGGAAAGACCTCATCCGTTATTTTTGTGTGCCGTGTAAGCCTACCAAGGTAAATGGCGGAAGAACAAGAAATCTTCCAAAGCATGATAAAGAAAAGTGGGATGCTTTCGTAAAATATAACATCCGCGATGTTGAGGTGGAATTATCCATCCAGGGGAGATTGTCGAAGTTTCCGGTACCGGATTTTGTATGGGAGGAGTTCTGGCTTGACCAGGAAATCAATGACAGGGGCATTGCACTTGATATGGCAGTTGTTAAAAATGCGATTGTATTTGACAAGCATTCCAAGGATAAGCTGACGGCTAAGATACAACATTCGACAGGAATCGAAAACCCAAACAGTGTCATACAGATGAAAGCATGGCTGTTGGAAAACGGAATTGAAGCGGACAGTCTGGATAAGAAAGCAGTGAAAGAACTGATTGCAAGTACCCCTGCACATATCCGTAAAGTTCTGGAAATCAGACAGCAGCTTGCCAAGTCTTCCGTAAAGAAATATCAGGCAATGGAGAATGCTGTCTGCGAAGACCACAGGGCGAGAGGGATGTTTCGTTTTTATGGTGCAAATCGAAGTGGCAGGTGGGCGGGACGTATGATTCAGCTGCAGAATCTGCCACAGAATCATCTGCCGGACTTAAGAGAAGCAAGAGAACTTGTGAAGAGTGGAAATTATGAAGCAATGGAATTTCTGTATGACGATATTCCGGACACGTTATCACAGCTTATCCGTACAGCGTTTGTTCCAAGAGAAGGAATGAAATTTATCGTGGCAGACTTTTCTGCTATTGAAGCAAGAGTGCTTTCGTATCTTGCAAAGGAAGAATGGAGAAGTGAGGTCTTCAAAAATAATGGAGACATCTATTGTGCATCGGCATCGGCCATGTTTGGAGTTCCGGTGGAAAAGCATGGTGTGAATGGGGAACTGCGGCAAAAAGGTAAGATTGCGGAACTTGCCCTTGGATATGGAGGATCCGTAGGAGCCTTAACTGCGATGGGTGCCATCGAGATGGGATTATCAGAAGATGAACTGCGGCCACTTGTAGATTCATGGAGAAATGCGAATCCGAATATCGTGCAGTTCTGGTGGGCAGTTGATCGATGTGTGAAAAAGACTATCCGTGAACGCATGGAGACAGAAACACACGGCATTCATTTTTATTATAAAAGAGGGATGCTGTTCATCGAACTTCCAAGTGGCCGAAGGCTTTCCTATGTGAAACCAAAGATGGGAGTCAATAAGTTTGGGAGTGAGTCTGTAGTATATGAAGGCATCGGAGGAACAAAGAAATGGGAGCAGATTGAAAGTTATGGTCCTAAATTTGTGGAGAACATCGTCCAGGCAATCAGCAGAGATATTCTTGCCTATGCGATGAGAACGTTATCCCATTGTTTTATCTGTGGCCACGTGCATGATGAACTTATTATTGAATGCACCAAGGATGTATCCCTTGATGCTATCTGTGAGCAGATGGAAAGAACTCCACCGTGGATTCCGGGACTTCTTCTTCGTGCAGACGGATACGAATGCGATTTTTATAAAAAAGATTGATATAGCGGTACTTAAAACGAGGGTTCATGTCCTTTCACTATCAGAGGGCATGGACCCTTAATTTTTTCAAATGGAGGTAACGCTATGTTTTATGTGAAAGAGACGATGGGAGACGCAGTGGAAGTCAACATCGAAATCAATGACGAGAATGTATTCTGCAGATGCCCACATTGTGGTTCTGAGGTACAGGTGGATTTGCAGCAAATCTTAAGTGATGGTGACAGTGATCTCTTTGGAACAGCCGTCTTATGTGAAAACTGTACGAGAAGAATTATGGGAGGAGAAATGGATGGCAATCAGTAAATACAACAGCGAAGGCTATCATGATCCAACAACTTATGAAGCCTTGAAAACAGTAGAAAAAGAGGAAAGGGCAGCTAAGAGAGCTGCCAATTTATACAAACCAGATGAGTTCAGACCGCTTGTATATATCTGCAGTCCGTATCGTGGAGATACAGAAAAGAATGTCGAAAAAGCAAGACAGTACGCTCGCTTTGCAATTGAGAATAAGGTGATCCCTATTGCTCCGCATCTTTTGTATCCACAGTTTATGGATGACAGTAATCCGGAAGAAAGATATCTGGCAAACCATACCATCAATTATGTACTGGTTGGAAAGTGCCAGGAAATGTGGGTGTTTGGAGAGGATGTCTCGGAAGGGATGGCTCGTGAGATAGCACTTGCCGAAAGACGCAGAATGAAGATCAGATATTTTACAGAGGATTTGGAGGAAACAAAGAGATGAAATTTACGATATATTCAGCGAATTGCGCAGGTAATGCTGCCAATGCAGTCTATCCCAATAAAGCAGAAATTACGAATAAAGAGGATATGCAGTCGGTGATTGCAAGGGATCATGTGTGTGGGGAATTTAAGAAAGCACATCGCAGTATCGATGATTTTATCTCTTCTGATGTAGAGGTTATGGATTGTGATAATGACCATAGCGATAATCCCGAAGATTGGATGACTATAGAAAAATATGAAGAGCTGTTTCCGGATGTGGCCTATGCAATTGTTCCAAGTAAAAATGATGGCAAGGTAAAGGGAAACAAATCAGCAAGACCAAGACACCATATCTATTTCCCTCATGAGAAGGTGACTGATGCAGGAGAGGTCGCAGGCATCAAAACAAGACTCCAAGAGTATGCTCCGTTTTTTGATGATAATGCACTGGATGCTGCAAGATTCATCTTTGGATGCAATCCCTCAGATATTGTTTGGCATGAGGGCAGTAAAACAATAACAGAGTTCTTGGGTGAGATGGACTTTGCAGAATATGACAGTGCTTCCCAAGGCATTGCCGAAGGTTCCAGAAACAGCACCATGAGTCATATTGCCGGAAGACTGATTAAGAGATACGGTAATACAGAAAAGGCTCATGATATTTATCTTGAGAAGGCACAGCTTTGTAATCCGCCACTGGAAGACAGCGAACTTGCTCTGATTTGGAGCAGTGCCGTGAAGTTTGGAAAGAAGGTGCAGGCACAGGTTGGCTATGTATCACCGGAAGAGTTCAATAAGGGATTTAGTCTGAAACCGGATGATTACTCAGATATTGGACAGGCGAAGGTGCTGTCTCGTGAATATGCTGGCGAACTTGCATTTACAGATTCCACTGATTATATGCGATATGATGGTACGCACTGGGCAGAATCTAAACAGATGGCTGTGGGTGCATGCGAGGAGTTTTTGGATGAACAGTTAAAGGAAGCAACAGCTGCCGTAGAGAAAGCAAAGAAAATGCTCCTTGATTCCGGTGTCGATAAAGAGACTGTTATGGCCGGCGGCAAGACACTGGAAAAAGCGATTGATGAAGGTAGTGAGAAGACATTCAAGGAATTTGTGATGGCATCAAAGTACTATGCCTTTGTGATGAAGCGAAGAGATATGAAGTATGTAATTTCTGCACTCCAAGCTGCAAAGCCGATGCTCCTTAAAAATATCACGGACTTCGACAGCCAAGAGTTCTTGCTTAATGCTCCCGATGCTACTTACGATTTGCAGGATGGAAGCAGTAAGGAACACGAAGCCGAGGATCTGATTACCAAGATGACTGCAGTTTCTCCAAGTGAGGATGGCATGGATTTATGGAAGAAGGCACTCGACAGTTTCTTCTGCGGTGACAAGGAACTCATTGATTATGTGCAGCAGATTGTAGGACTTTCTGCCATCGGAAAGGTGTATGTCGAGGCACTCGTCATTGCATATGGAGAGGGCAGCAACGGAAAGAGTACCTTCTGGAATACCATTGCCAGGGTGCTTGGAACTTACAGCGGAACGATTTCTGCAGATGCTCTTACTGTGGGATGCAAGCGTAATGTCAAACCGGAGATGGCAGAACTGAAAGGAAAAAGACTGGTCATTGCTGCCGAACTGGAAGAAGGAATGAGACTGAATACTTCCATCGTAAAACAGCTGTGTTCCACTGATGAAGTAACAGCTGAGAAGAAGTATAAGGATCCGTTTAAATACGTGCCGACACACACCCTCGTCTTATATACCAATCATCTCCCAAGGGTGGGAGCCAATGATGACGGTATCTGGCGAAGGCTCATTGTGATTCCGTTCAATGCCAAGATTACGGGCAGCAGTGACATAAAGAATTATGCCGATTACCTTTATGAGAATGTAGGAGGTGCTGTGCTTTCATGGATTATTGATGGAGCAGCAAAAGCCATCAAAAACAAGTACAAGCTGAGGACACCAAAGGTAGTAGAGGCTGCCATCAATAAATATCGTGAGAACAATGACTGGTTCTCTGCATTTGTCGAGGAATGCTGTGAGGTGGATGCTACTTATACGCAGAAGTCGGGAGAGTTCTATCATGAGTATCGTTCCTACTGTGCAAGAACCGGAGAGTATACCAGAAGTACCACGGATTTCTATACGGCACTTGAGAATGCAGGCTTTGAGAGAAAGAGAGCAAAGTCGGGGATTACAGTGTATGGAATACGCTTAAAATCGGACTTTCTTGAGGAATAATTCATAAAAGGTGCAGGTCTGTGAATGTCTATATATAAAACCCCTTTAGGGCAGATTTTTTAGAAAAAACTACTCTATATAAAGTTTATGAAATGATATTCATAGACCTTCACTGTTAAGCAATTGGAGGTACTTATGCGAGAAAAAGAAATAGAAAAAAGACTTGTGGCAGAGGTAAAAAAGAATGGCGGTATTTGTCCGAAGTTTGTATCTCCTGGATATTCAGGAATGCCGGATAGAATCATCCTTCTTCCGAAAGGCAAGTTTGCTTTTGCAGAACTTAAGACCCCAGGGCAGAAACCGAGGGCTTTGCAGGTCGCAAGGCACAAAATTTTGATGGGACTGGGGTTTAGAGTATATGTCATTGATGGCACGGAGAAGATTGGAGGTGTGATTCGTGAAATACAATCCACATGATTATCAAAGGTATGCAACAGAATATATTGAATCACATCCGGCGGCGGCGGTCTTTCTTGATATGGGTTTAGGAAAAACAAGCATCACACTGACTGCACTTAATAATCTGCTTTTCGATTATTTTGCTGTCCATCGCATCCTGGTAGTAGCACCACTTCGAGTGGCAAGAAATACCTGGTCCGATGAGATTGAAAAGTGGGAGCATCTTCACAACCTTACCTTTGCCATTGCAGTCGGTTCTGAAAAAGAAAGACTGGAGGCATTAAAGAAACAAGCAGATATCACAATGATCAATCGTGAAAATCTGCAGTGGCTGATTGAGAAAAGTGGACAACCCTTTGAGTACGATATGGTAGTAATCGATGAGCTGAGTTCTTTCAAAAATCATCAAGCAAAACGATTTAAGGCATTGATGAAAGTAAGACCAAAGGTCAAAAGAATCGTGGGTCTTACCGGAACACCATCAAGCAACGGTCTGATAGATCTATTTGCAGAGTTTAAGATTCTGGATATGGGCATGAGACTTGGCAGATTCATCGGTCAGTACAGAAATACTTATTTCAAACCGGATAAGGTGAATGGTCCTATCGTTTATAGCTACAAGCCACTTCCCGGAGCAGAAGATGCCATCTATGAAAAAATATCGGATATCACGATTTCCATGAAGGCAGCAGATCATTTGAAGATGCCGGAACTTGTAAATACAAAGTATATGGTTCATCTGTCAGAAAAGGAAAAGAAGAAATATGAGGATATGAAAGCGGAACTTGTTCTGGCACTTCCGGAGGGAGAAATCACAGCGGCCAATGCAGCATCTCTTTCAGGAAAGTTATCACAGATGGCAAACGGAGCCGTTTATGCAGATGATGAGAGCATTCTTCCCATTCATGACAGAAAACTGGATGCACTGGAGGATATTATCGAATCTGCAAATGGGAAACCGATTCTTATTGCATATTGGTTCAAGCATGACCTTATGAGAATTGAACAGCGTCTTACTGAAAAGAAGATCCCGTTTCAGAAACTGGATAGTGATGCCAGTATGAAAAAGTGGAACAGGGGAGAGCTTCCGGTGGCACTGATTCATCCGGCATCAGCAGGACATGGCTTAAATCTTCAAAGTGGTGGTTCCACAATAGTATGGTTTGGAATTACCTGGAGCCTTGAACTTTATCAGCAGACAGTAGCTAGACTTTATAGACAAGGACAGAGTAGTGGAACCGTAACCGTGATTCATATTCTCACCGAAGGTACAGTCGATGAGAAAATCATGAAAGCACTGGCTGATAAGGACAGCACACAATCGGCACTGATCGATGCAGTAAAAGCAGAATTGTAAATCAAAGACAATCAGAGTCAATCCGAGGGAAATTTATATTTTCGGAGGTTCGGCTTATGACAGCAAGAGAATTTTTAAATCAGCCTTTTTATCTGAATAACCGTATCAATGATAAAAGAGTCAAACTGGATTGTTACAGACAGATGGCATGCAGCGTATCGTCTCCCGGCTTTGAGGAACATTACTCAAGCAACAGAAATACGAATGCACCCTTTATCAGATACTTGGAAAAGGCAGATGAACTTGAGGAAGAGATAGCAGCAGATGAAAAAGAACTGGAAAGACTGAAGACGGAGGTCAGTGTTGCAATCGATGAATTGGAAGAATCAAGCGAACAGCTTCTTCTGCATTATCGATATGTAATGTTTAAGACGATGCCTGAGATAGCAATCGCAATGCATTATTCACTTCGATGGACGAAGCGTCTTCACAGTCGTGCTTTGGAGGAATTTGAAAGAAGCCACCCCTAGGCCACCCCCCAAGCCACTCCCAGACCACGGGCACCATGCGCTATAATGTAAAATGTAGAAAAAGAATAAATGAGAGCAGAGCCTTTGTAGGAGTAATCCCGCAGAGGCTTTTGTTATGTCAAAAGGAGGTGCAGATGTGCCAAGAAGACCGAAGAGTCCTTGCAGTTATCCTGGCTGTCCAAACCTAACGGATGGAAGGTACTGTGAGGAGCATGAGAATGGAGCGAACCGTTCCTACGAGAAGTATGGCAGAGACAAAGCTGTACGCCGTAGGTATGGACGAGCATGGAAACGAATCCGTGACAGCTACGTGAAGACGCATCCGTTCTGTGAACAGTGCTTTGAGAAAGGAATCATTGTTCCGGTGGATGAGGTTCATCATAAGAAACCATTGTCGGAAGGTGGCAGCCATGACAGAAGCAATCTGATTTCTCTTTGCAAAAGCTGTCATGCCAAGATCCATGCCGAGCGTGGTGATTATCAGGGAAGCAAAAAACATCGTGTGTACAGCTATGATAAGTGACCCCAGGGGCGGTCGGAATCTTAAACACATCAAGGACCCGAGGAACGGCGTGGGGTCTTGCGTGTAAAAAAGGCGAAATCAAAAGGGTAATAAAGGAGGAACATGAGACGTGCCTACGAAATCAAATAATATAGGCGGCCGTGGAGGCAGAAGACTGGGTGCCGGACGTAAGAAATCGGCTGTAAAAGAAAAGGCAAATAACGGAAATCCGGGTGGACGAAGATTAGAGGTTCTGGATATTCCTGAAGTGGAAGGTGTGGAGATGCCAAAGCCACATGACTTTTTGTCTGCAGAACAGAGAGATGGCAGTGAACTGCAGGCTCACGAAATATATACGGAAACATGGAACTGGCTTAACAAGATTGGCTGTTCATCGAAGGTATCCCCACAGCTGTTGGAAAGATATGCGATGTGTTCTGCAAGATGGATTCAGTGCGAAGAGATGACCAATAAGTTGGGATTTCTTTCAAAGCACCCAACCACACAGAAACCTATCCCATCTCCGTTTATTAATATTGGCATCAACTATATGAACCAAGCCGTAAGGCTCTGGAATGAAATATTTCAGATTGTGAAGGAGAACTGCAGTACCGATTATGACGATGCTGCTCCGCAAAACGATTTGATGGAGAGACTCTTAAGAGCAAGGGAAGGAAGATAGCATGATTGAAAAAGTAAATCCAAGCCATCCTGATAAGGTGGCAGACAGAATAGCAGGTGCCATTGTTGATGTGGCTTATGCAAAAGAAGAAAATCCGAAGGTTGCCGTTGAGGTGCTGATTGGACATGGCTTCTGCCATGCGATTGTGGAAACCGATACCAAGCTGATTATGCGTGACATCATGGATGCCATAAAACGAATTGCGGGAGATGTGCAGCCGGACATTGTGATTGTTCCGCAGGATAAGCATTTATCGGATAACCAGTCAAAAAAACTTCGCTGTGGTGACAATGGAATCTTTAAGGGAATGCCACTGACAGAGGAGCAGAAAGAGCTCTCTAAGATTGCAAGAAAAATCTACACTTCTTATCCGCATGATGGAAAGTACATTCTGGATGAAGCAAGACTGATTATCTGTCAGAGCAACGCAAAAACTACAGATTTGAAAAACACATATCCGAATGCTGAAATCAATCCCCTTGGCGATTGGACAGGCGGCACGGATGTAGACAGCGGAGCCACGAACCGTAAGCTTGGTTCCGATATGGCAGATTCCGTAACAGGCGGCGGTCTGCATGGCAAAGACCTGTCAAAAGCAGATGTATCCGTCAATATCTACGCATTCCGAAAAGCACAGAAATTAGGCAAGCCTGTCACATTGGTGTGTGCCATCGGGGATGATACCGTAGACGGCGTTCCCTATGCAGACATTGTGGCAGAGGCAAAAGAATATATAGACTCCATCGGCGGTTTTGAGAAATTTGCCGAGTGGGGTCTTTTTTGATGGAGGTGAGGACGATGAGCAAGACAACAACTGAAATGCAGCTTGTGGCTATTTCCAAGCTGATTCCTTATGTAAACAATGCCCGCACCCACAATACACAGCAAATCAATAAACTCCGTTCTTCTCTCCGTGAGTTCGGATTCATCAACCCTGTTATCATCGACAGAGAATTTAATGTTATCGCAGGCCACGGAAGAATCATGGCGGCGAAAGAAGAGGGCATCAACGAAGTGCCTTGTGTGTTCGTGGACTATCTAACTGAGGCACAGAAGAAAGCATACATTATTGCCGACAACCGAATGGCAATGGATGCAGGCTGGGATGAGGAGCTTTTGAAGGTGGAAATCGAAGCGTTGCAAGCAGAAGATTTTGATTTAAGTCTGACAGGCTTTGATGAAAAAGAACTGGCTGGATTTTTTGATACTTCCGATAACGCAAAAGAGGATGATTTTGATGTGGATACGGAATTAGGGAAGCCGCCTGTCACAAAAACAGGTGACCTCTGGTTGCTTGGCAACCACAGACTGCTTTGTGGGGACAGCACCAAGGAGAAAAGCTATACCCTGCTTATGAATGGCAAGAAAGCAAACCTTGTGGTAACCGATCCTCCGTATAATGTGAATTATCAGGGCACCGCAGGCAAAATCAAGAATGACAACATGGAAAATGACAAGTTCTATCAGTTTCTGCTTGATGCGTTCACCTGTATGGAAAAGGCAATGGCGGATGATGCCAGTATCTATGTGTTCCACGCAGATACGGAAGGTTTGAATTTCAGAAAAGCATTCTCAGATGCAGGATTTTATCTTTCCGGAACGTGTATCTGGAAAAAGCAGAGCCTTGTTCTTGGCAGAAGTCCTTATCAGTGGCAGCATGAGCCTTGTCTGTTCGGTTGGAAAAAGAACGGCAAACACCAGTGGTATTCCGACCGCAAACAGACAACCATATGGGAGTTTGATAAGCCGAAGAAGAACGGTGACCATCCTACCATGAAACCTGTTCCTCTGATTGCCTATCCTATTAAGAATTCAAGCATGAGCAACTGCATCGTGCTTGACCCGTTCGGTGGTAGCGGCAGTACCATTATTGCCTGTGAGCAGACCAACCGAATCTGCCACATCATCGAATTGGATGAGAAATACTGCGATGTTATCGTAAAACGCTATATTAAGCAGGTCGGCACTACGGAAAATGTGTCTGTGGTTCGTGACGGAAAAACCATTCCGTTTGCAGATGTGGAGGTGTCTGCCGATGGAGAATAACAACTTAACACTGGGAAGTTTATTCTCTGGTTCGGGTGGGTTTGAACTTGGCGGCTTGATTTCCGGCATTACCCCTTTGTGGGCATCGGAGATAGAGCCGTTTCCTATTCGTGTCACAACAAAAAGAATGCCTTGGGTAAAACATTATGGAGATGTTTCCGCAATCAGCGGTGCCGTTCTTCCGCCTGTGGACATCATTACCTTCGGCAGTCCATGTCAGGATATGTCGGTAGCGGGAAAACGTAGCGGTCTTGACGGGGAGCGTTCCTCGCTTTTCTATCAGGCAGTGCGAATCGTAAAAGAAATGAGGTGCAAAACCAATGGAAAATATCCGAGATTTATCGTCTGGGAAAATGTACACGGTGCGTTCTCCAGTAACAAAGGAGAAGACTTCAAGGCAGTCCTTGCATCTGTATGCTCGGTCAAAGCCGATTCCGTTTCTATCCCTGTCCCTCCGAAAAGAAAATGGACAAGCGCAGGACACATTGATGTGGCAGAAGGATTTGATATTGCCTGGCGAACATTCGATGCACAGTATTGGGGAGTACCCCAGAGAAGAAAACGTATCTACCTTGTCGCAGATTTTGATGGCGAGAGTGCCGGAAAAATATTATTTGAGTCCGAGGGCGTGTCAGGGTATACTCCGCAGGGCTTCCGTTCGTGGCAAGGAACTGCCGGAGGTGCTGAAGAAAGCATTGGAGCGTCAAGCCTCTGCCTAAATGACCAAGGCGGTCAGCAGATGAATGTGACAGAGGATCTCACCGCAACCCTTCGTGCAACATCCAATCATCCACCCCTTGTATTTGAAAATCACGGTCAAGACACCAGATATAAAGGTCCTCTTTATGTGGCACAAACAGTGCTTTCCGCTTACGGAACAGGCGGAAACAATCAGCCGTTCGTATTGGAAACGCCGAAAACGCTGAAAATCCGTTCCGGATGTGATGGCGGAGGTAAAGGAGCGTTGATACAGGAAAATAAATCTGCAACGCTCTCCTGTAATAATGACCAAACGGTGTTCGTACCCAAGTGCTATGGTATCTGTTCCAAGGACAGCAACTCTATGAAATCGGACAATCCGCACAGCGGCTTTTATGAAGCGGAGACTTCAAGATGTTTGGATGCCAACGGCGGAAATCCGTCATGCAATCAAGGCGGCATGGCTGTGGTGGCGGTGCAGGGTTCCATGATCGGCAGAGCCGAGAAGAACGGTCCTCAGTGCAGCGGCATCGGAGAAGATATCAGCTTTACGCTTAATACGGCAGACCACCATGTGGTGGCATTCTGTGAAAAGACTGCCACCTTATCTGCCAATGACGGCCCAAAGGGTCCTTCCAGTCAGCAGCTGAAGAATCCAGAATCCAACTTCGTATGCGAGGAAGTCTACGGCATCGACAGAGCGGCATTCAACCAAGGGCAAAATGCAAAATTCGGCTTTGCTGTGGAAGAGGAGTTGGAACCGACCATTGTGGCAAAAGGTCCCGGTGCGGTTGCACATTCTACCTATTCTTCCAGTAAAGCATCCTTTTTTACAGAGGTTTCTGAGGAGATGACAAACACACTGGTGGCTACGGATTATAAAGATCCGCCCATTGTGAATGATGAAAATGCTATGGATTACATTGTTCGCCGTCTGACTCCAACGGAATGTGCAAGGCTGCAAGGATTTCCCGACTGGTGGTGTGATGATCTCGGTACGGAAAACCCAACTGATGAAGATATTTCGTACTGGACTGAGGTATTTGAAACGCACAGAAAGCTTGTTGGAACTTCAAAAAAGCCGAAAACGGAAAATCAGATAGTAAAGTGGCTGAAAAATCCACATTCCGATTCTGCGGAATATAAGATGTGGGGCAACGGTGTGGCACTTCCCAATGTTTGCTTTGTGCTTTCTGGTATTGTGTACTACTCACAGTTTCCTGCAGAATAATTTGCAGATTATTCTACACCTAAAATGCTTGATATATGTGCCTTTTAGAGTGATATATGTAGTACCGAAAAAACAAAGGAGGTACTCAGAATGAGAGTAGAATTTAACAGAACGGGAGCAGAAAGAAAAGCACTGGTTACGGCTATTGCGGAAATTCTTGGAACAAAGCCAAAATACATGGGAATGCCAACTGCGGCATATGACTTTGGGGGGCTTATTATTGATAAGAGCGGAGCGTTGGAGTTTGAAGACAACGTGTTCCCAAAGGATATCCATGACCTTTTGTATCAGCTTGCCGAGCGTGGCTTTACAACCGCCGACAGCGAAGAAAAAGCACTTGCCGAGGAAGTAGCCGAAGAAACGGATACCGAGCCACAGGGCGAAAGTACTGCGTTGGCAGTGGCAGTTCCGCTTGAAACAGTTGCAGTCGAAAACCTTACAAGACTTCTGGAAGTTAAGGGACAGCTGATTCAGAAGGCACTGGGCATTACTGAACTACCTATAGAAGTTACTGAGGATGCGGTTTCATTCCCTTGGTTTGACACCATTCCCGATGCAGACACAGCAAAAGCCTATACCGACTTTATTGCCGCACTGTGTAGGATGAGCAAGGAGCAGAAACGCATCAACTCCACAGAAAAGGAAGTAACCAACGAGAAATACGCATTCCGCTGTTTTCTTCTCCGCCTCGGATTCATCGGAGCAGAATATAAGGCAGACCGAAAGATTTTGTTGAAAAATCTGACAGGCAGCAGTGCATTCAAAACAACAAAGGAGGCGGCAGCGGATGAGATTTCCGAGTAAAGAGATTGTGGAGCAGGTACGCAGGCAATACCCTGTCGGTACAAGGGTGGAGCTTGTGGAAATGGATGATTTTCAGGCACCGCCAATCGGCACCAAAGGAACTGTTGAAGGCGTGGATGATACGGTATCACTCCTTGTGGCTTGGGATAACGGCTCCCGTTTAAATGTGGTTTATGGCGAAGATGAAGTACGCAAAATATAGTAAGTCAACAACAGATATACACAAGATGTTGTGCAGAACATTGTGTAGTAATCGTATTGCTATATCTGCCAAAAAGAGCGAATATGTGTACAACGAAAAAAGAAAACGGAGGTACACACCATGAACGAGAAAACCACAAAGCAGATTGAAGAAATGAAAACACAGACCATCGGCGTTGAGGTTGAGATGAACAGCATTACCCGTGAGAAAGCCGCCAAGCTTGCCGCTGATTTCTTCGGCACAGGCAGATACAAGTACACAGCAAGAAGAAATGGCTACGAAACATGGAGCGCATGGGATGCGGACGGCAGAGAATGGAAATTCCAAAAGGATGTCAGTATTACAGGACCGGACAGCGAAAAATGCGAACTGGTAACGCCAATCCTTAAATACGAGGACATGGAAAGCTTGCAGGAACTTATCAGAAGACTTCGCAAGGCAGGAGCCAAGAGCGATGCAACAAGGGGATGCGGAGTTCACATCCACATCGGAGCAAACGGACACACTCCACAGACTATGAGAAACCTTGCAAACATTATGGCAAGCCACGAAAGCCTGATTGCAGATGCCTTAAACCTTGATCGAGGCAGAATGCACCGCTACTGCAGAACGGTAAACCCTAACTTCCTTGCAGAAGTCAACAGGAAAAAGCCAAAGACAATGGCTGATTTCGCAGACATTTGGCACACTGCCAACGGAGCAGGCTGCGGCAGAAACCACCACTACAATGACAGCCGATACCATATGCTGAACTACCATGCTACCTTTACAAAGGGAACAATCGAATTCAGACTTTTTCAATTTGACGCTCCTGCGAACGGCAGACAGAATGGACTTCATGCCGGACAGCTGAAAAGCTATATTCAGCTTTGCCTTGCACTCAGCCAAATGGCAAAAACCGTAAAAACCGCAAGTTCGAAACCACAGCAAAACGAAAACCCTAAATATGCCATGAGAACTTGGCTTTTAAGACTTGGTTTTATTGGTGACGAGTTCAAAACGGCGAGAGAAATTCTTACAAAAAGACTTGCAGGTGATACGGCATTCAGAACCGCAAGAGCATAGCCTTGTAAAGCCTTAATAAACCGACCGCTTCGGCGGTCTTAAGGCAGTAGAAGGGTATGCTCTTCAGAAAGGATGAAAAATATGAAAAGAAGATACTACATTGCCTACGGTAGCAACTTAAATATGAAACAAATGAGATTCCGCTGTCCACAGGCAGAAATCATCGGAACATCGGAAATCAAGGACTATGAACTGCTGTTCAAGGGCAGTCAGACAGGCTCTTACCTTACCGTTGAAAAGAAGAAGGGCGGCAGTGTTCCTGTTGCTGTGTGGGCAACAACAGCGGCGGACGAGGCGGCACTTGACCGCTATGAAGGATTTCCCTTCTTCTATTACAAAGCCGAAATGGAACTGCCCGTTCAGGACATCCGCACAGGGAAAATAAAAAACCGCAAATGCTATGTTTACATCATGCATGAGGACAGACAGCTTGGCAGGCCAAGCCGCCGTTACATCCGCACCTGTCTGGATGGGTACAGAGCCTTTGGCTTTGAGAAAGAAATTCTGATGAGAGCCATCGAGAACAGCAGGAGGCTGAGCTATGAAGAATGAAAAAACAACCGCTTTAAAAATTTGTCCAAGATGCCATAAGACCTATCATGGCAATCCGGCTCTTTCAAGAGTGGACAACGAAACCTATATCTGCCCCGATTGTGGCACAAGAGAGGCTCTTGAAGGCATCGGTGTGGACAAGGATGAACAGGAAGAAATCTTGAACACCATCCACAGCTGCATAGGACAGTAAATAACTGAAAAAGAATACTTTTCGGGACTCCGCCGGGGGTCCTTTTTTCGTGGAGGTAATGGCGAATGAGAAAACTGAAGAAATACATACCCACCAAGTTCAAAGCCGAGGACAGCATTTATGATAAGGATGCTGCTGATTTTGCGGTAATGTTCATCGAAAGCCTGTGCCACACCAAAGGCACATGGGCAGGAAAGAAATTTGAACTTATCGACTGGCAGGAGCAGATTATTCGTGACCTGTTCGGCACGCTGAAACCAAACGGCTACCGACAGTTCAATACCGCCTATGTGGAGATACCGAAAAAGCAAGGCAAGTCAGAGCTTGCGGCGGCTGTGGCACTTCTGCTTTGCTGTGGTGACGGTGAGGAACGAGCCGAGGTCTACGGCTGTGCGGCTGATCGTCAGCAGGCAACCATCGTGTTTGATGT